AAGATTAGTGTAATTGCAATAAATTAATGGACAATGCAAAACAATAAAAAAATACATGTCTTTATTCATTCCGACTTGGATGGATCGGCTTGTTATTTGTTGTTGCACTGGTATCTTTGGAATACACCTTCATACATGATGACGAACCATCTGAATATGAAAAGCGATATTTCAAGATGGCTTTTAAAAAATAAATTGGAAGATTACGATGAAATTTATTTTGTTGCATTAGATACTTGTCCTATAATGCACTTGATAGATGAAAAAAATGTTCAAATTTTCGATCACCATCAAGAAGCCAAAAGATGCCAAGATTTATATAAGAACGCAAAAGTTCATGTATTAGAACATGGGTCTACGGTTTTAGGTCTTTATAGGCATTTGAAAGAAAAATACTCTGATAGAAAAATATCAACGGAACAAAGAAAGTTTGTAGCTATCGTCGATGATTATGTATCATATAGACTCCTTGAAAGGGATCAATCAATTGGAATAAACATGCTTTATTGGAATTTCCAAGGAGATAAGACTTTGAAGTTAAAAGAAAGATTTAATAATGGATTTTCTGATTTTTCCGAACAGGAAATTAAAATTATAGATTTTTATAAAAACAAAATAAGAAAAATTATAGATTCTGCTGATTTTTACGTTGGTGATGTCAAAATCCAAGGGGTTTTTAGAAAAATTATAGCAACATTTGCAGACACTTGTATAAATGAAGTTGCGGCTGAATTGACCGAAATGGGTTATGAAATTGCCATTATTGTTAATAATGACACTCAAAAGGTGAGTTTTAGAAAAAATCACCATTCAAACGTTGACTTGTCGAAGGTAGCTCAAAGTCTTACGGATGGTGGGGGATATAAGAACACTGCTGGAGGAATGATAACTGAAAAATTCATGTCTTTCACTAAACTTTTGGAGAAAAAAGAAATTAAATTATGATGTCTGAAAAAGAACACGAAGAAAAAGAACATATTTTTAATTGTTTTTGTAGCTTTGTAAGCATATTAAACAACAAAAAAATGAATTATGCCTCTATTCTTTTAGCATATATGCAAGATAAAAAATTGAGAGACTTCTTTAAAATGCTTCACAATATAGATAATGATATGTCGGCTATAAGAATTTTTCTAGAACACGATCCGACTTTATACAAATCAAAGTATGTGATGAAGTTTGTCAATAATAAGAAAAACAAAAAAATAATCGATTCTTTGCGGTGAGAGATATTGAGCAAATATACAATGCCTATTTGAGAGTTAGTAGGTCTAAAAAGAATCTTCCTTTTAAATTGAGGAAAGATTTTTCCAATATTCAAAACGAAGAAAAACATGCAACTCTTTTGAAGCTTGAGAATTTCTTTAAACGAAACCCCTATGTAAATTTGAATGATTTTTTCGAAGCACCATATAGTGTTTATGAGGATGAGAAGGATTTTGGATTGGATTTTTATTTGACTCAAAAGGCAGTAAAGATATACAATCTCTATCAAAAGAAAAAAACATTCTCAGATCCAGATTCCGACATTCAGAAAAAAGCCGTTTTAGATGGATTAGAGTTCATATATGGGTTTTGTAAACAAAACAAAATACTTGTAGACGATTACATCAACCACATGACAAATGGGATGGCCACTGTTTTTCTACATTTGAAAGAAAAAAATGTCTCCATATATAATTGCTTAGCATTTGAAGATTTCCAAAAGACAATAAACAGACATAACTACGAACTCCTAGAATTTATGCTTGGGGATATTATTTCGAAAATTTCTATTTTTCGTACAAAGTATTATTCTTCAAAAAAATGCATGAATATCTCAAAACAAGGATTAAAAATTTTAAAAGAAAAGCTTGCAAACCCGAAAACATGAGTTAATATGGGTTCTGAATTATGAGTACATTCAATACAAAAATGTTTGATAGCATCAAAAATGCTCTTCAAAAGAATACCACGCAGTCCAACCTGAAAAACATTATGAAGTTTGAGAAGGACAAAACATACACTGTCCGTCTCGTTCCAAACATTAGCCAACCAGAGAAGACATTCTTTCATTATTATACATATGACTGGTCTTCTTTTGGAACTGGTCAATATACAAGCATTGTATCACCCACAACCTTTGGGCAAAAATGCCCAATGACGGAAACAAAATACCGCATTCTACGAAACGGAAATGATGAAGATAAAGCAAAGGCGAACCTTCTTCGTAGAAATGAGCGTTGGCTCGTCAATGCATATGTCGTAGATGATCCTACGAATCCTGAAAACAATGGAACAATGAAGATTATTCGTTACGGAAAGCAACTTCACAAGATCATCTCTGACGCTATTGACGGTGAAGGATCGGAAGATTTTGGTCCTCGAATCTTTGATCTTTCGGAGAACGGTGTCAACCTAAAGATAAAGTGTGAACAACAGGGAGACTACATCACTTACGTTTCTTCCAAGTTTAGTCTTCCTAGAAAGATTGAAGGATTGTCTGAAGATAAGATGGAAGAAATTTACAACTCTGTTGTTGATCTAACATCCGTAATTCCCACCAAATCTCAGGATGAGATCGTCCAAGCTCTTGATGAACATTTCTTCTGCAAGAAAACCCTCCTTGTTGAAAAGAAGGCAGAAGAAGTTATGAATGAGGTTGAAAATTTGAACTCACAATCCGTTTCAAGTTCCCAATCTTCTTCATCGGACGATATTTCTGATGACGAGAACATCAAGAAACTCTTGGCTGATCTAGACGCCTAATCATGGATCTTTCTCAAATATCTCCAGAGGGTGATTTGCCCCCGAATCACCCTCTGGTTCTTGAGGCTCTGAAAGGGATCATTGCTGGTCCCATTTCAGAGTTAAGAACAAAGGTTGATGCTAACATTGTTGATGGTTTGAAGAAGGGGCATATTGATTATGAGAGAATTCTTCCAAGCCAAAAGCACTCAATTGCCCCTCAAAATGGGTTTGATCAAACATCATTAATCACAAACAATATACTGAATCAGATGGCTCCTGTTCAGTATGTTCAACCCGTTGTTCCATCACAACCATCACAGGTTCAGGTCATTCAGTCTCAAAATACGATTCAAAGCGATCCAAATCAAATGGAACTTCCTTTATTTAAACAGACAGAAGTATCAGATTTGCATAAAAAACTTTTTGACATTGAGCGAAAATTGGATATTATTTTAAATCATGTCAAAAACTCTAAAAATTAAAAACAAAGATCTTTTTGTAAAGGGGTTTTTGTCTCCAATATCAAAGATATCAGATTCGGCTGTTGTCGAAATTATAGACAATCAATTTAGTTGTTTGGTTTGCACTGCTGATAATTCTGTAATATATCATTCCAAATATCCAGTAGAGATCGACTCAGATGAGAATAATATTCTGAATTTTCCAGATATTAAAAAAATGATAAGAGCAATTGATGCTATTGCTGATGATGATATTGTTTTTACTTTAGAAAATAACAATTTATCTTATAAAGATAAGTCTTTAAGGTTTACTTATCATTTGTTAGAAGACGGTATTGTTAAAAAACCAAAACTCAACCTTCAAAAATTATCAGAAACTCAATTCGAAACATCCTTCACGTTAAAGAGCGATCAAATTAAGGATTTGGTTAAAGGTTCTGTTTTTAGTTCCGATTCCAACAAAGTTTATATTTCTTCAAATGAAGATGGCGTTTATGCTGAATTAACAGATAAAACCAGAAAAAATATAGACACCATAACTCTTAGATTGACAGATACATTTGAAGGCGATAATGTCTCTTCTTTACCTATCAATTTTGATATATTTCGATTGATGGAGTCTGGAAACAAGGAATTAAATGTTAAAATAAACTCTAAGTTGGGTATTGTAATTTTCGAGGTAACGAATAATTACAACAAAACACTTTATATTGTATCATCTTTAGTAAAATGAAAACCAAAAAAAGCAGAAATTCAATTAAAACTCCAAGTTATTTTGTAAAACGATTAAGAGATTCAGGATTTATAGTTTGGAAAATATTTGGAGAATACGGTGTACATGATCCCAGATGCTGGACTGTGCTTGTAGATCCAGGTGGTTCTTCTGTTTTCATAACTTGCTATACGAACAAGGATTTCTTTGGAGACGTTATGTTTGAGATTAACGATGGAGGGAAGAAATTTTTAAAGAATTTCTCCATCAAAACAGAAAGTCTTGAAGTTATTATTACGCACTTATTGAATGCTGGTGTTGCGAACAACCCAAAGGAAAGCCCCTACAGTAAGGATAAATATTCAAATGGAAAAGAAGGACAACGGAAAGAAGAAAACTCCAAGCACATCTCTTCAACAAAAGAAGGATAAATTGAATGCGCTTGATCGTGCTCAGATCAACGAACTTCTCTCTGATTCCATTCAGAATTATATTTGTCGTGTAAAAAAAGAAGCAAAGACCAACGAAGAAGCGATGAATTTGGTTAATAATTATTTGTCGGAATTTCTTCAAGCTTTCATGGTTTTTGGTTATGATATGAAGGGCCGTCCTATTTGTTTCCATTATGCGGAAAATCAAATGGACGCCGATGCATTAAATTCTCTGATAAATCGCACTCTATTTCAAAGAGGCGAAATGTGATATTATATGTTTTTTAGGAATCTTTTCTCAAAAACAAAAAATCATATAGAAAAAGGTTCCACTTATGGTGTTTTAAAGGGCGATTATAAGGGAGAGATTTTTGTGTTTTTCCAGCAAAAGGATCACACTTTGCATTTTGTAACATTACCTAAAATGGAATTACGGAAAGTGGATATTGGTAAATTTGATATAGGTATTAAAGAAAAGATTTTGGATTTCATCAACATTTTACCATATGATGTTTATAAAGTTGTAGAAAGCCATGGAAAAAATATTTTATCAGCTAAATAGTTCCATGAATAGAGTAGAACCAAGAATCATAACATCTCCCATTTCCGGTCAACCATCTGTTCCGAGAATAGTGGAAACAAAAGTCGGAAATACTATGGTTAAAGAGGCATACTGGTACGATCCATCATCTGGAGCCTTTATAAGAAAAGGTGTTGTGGATATTACGCCAATCAAGCAAAAAGAAGCTTGATCTTTTCTTCGACTTGTAGTAAGATTCCTTCGTGATAGTATTACCAGAGGAATTTATCGTATCCAAGTTTTATCAATACGGAGGATCGCCTAAACATAATAAGGGGTCCAATGTGTATCAGGCTAGTTGTCCCATTTGTAGGGAGGGGAAATCTTGGTTAAAGAAACAAAGGTGTTATTTTATACCAAAGAAAAACATGATACATTGTCATAATTGTGGATGGACAGGGAATCCTGTCAATTGGATTATGGAATTGAGTGGGGATTCTTTTCATGAGGTATTGAATGAATCTAAAGACTACGACACCGTTCCCATAGAAAAGTTTCATGTTAATACAAACAATAAAAAGACAGATTACGAACTTCCTTGCGATTGTATTGATCTGGAAGATGAGGAGCAATTAATGTTTTTCTCAAATGAGTTTTATATTGAAAAAGCACTTGAGGTATTAAACAATAGAAGGCTTTTAACAGCCATAAACAGACCGAAAAAATATTACATAACACTCAACGACTACGTTCATCAAAATAGAATTATAATTCCTTTTTACGATGAAAATGGAAAGATCATTTTCTATCAATCCAGAAAACTTTCAGATGCAGATCAAAAACCAAGATATTTGTCAAAGAAAAATGCGGAAAGAACTATATTTAATATAGATAAAATTCAGGATAAAATACCTCAAGTATTCATAACAGAAGGCCCATTGGATGCTACTTTTGTTAAAAATGGAATAGCTCTTGCTGGAATATCTGAATCTGGCTCTGAAGTGTTTACTGAAAAACAGAAAAAGCAATTACAATTATTTCCCTTACATGAGCATATTTTCGTATTGGATAATCAATGGAACGATTCAGCCTCAAAAAAGAAAACAAAATATCTTTTAAATTCTGGAAAGACAGTATTTCTTTGGCCTAGTGAATATAAAAAATTCAAAGATCTGAATGATGTTTGTATCCAATATAAGCTAAACGAATTTCCCTATAAGTTTATATTAAAAAATTCTTATAGTGGAATGACAGGATTAGTGAAATTAGCTGAGATTAATTAATCCTGCTCTCCAGCGATAAGGTATCCCTTTAGAGCTTCAGCGAGACCGCTAAGTTCTACAGCAATACGGGAAATTCTACGATGCTCAGAAGAAGCTATCTTTTCAAACAAAGTATCACAACCAGCATTGTGGAGTTGAGCTTGAACTGAAGTATCATTTACTCCATTGACATATTCAACGAAACGTTCAATTTCAGCAACCCACTGTGATAGAATCTTTTTTTGTTTTGCAAGAGATTCTTTTCTAATAACCTCCACGGTTCCAGATTCACTATCAAAAGCCTCTGGGGGAGTTCCGGAGTCTAATTCAGCAGCCATTGCTCCAGCCTCATCGTCAGGAGTCGCTGCAACAGGAACAGCTTCGATTTCGTCTTGTTCCAAGAGAGTGTTGAAATATTTTTGATAGATACCCATGAGATTATTTATGTTTTGCTCTAAATATTTATTGTAAATGAGAGAAACTTTTAACATTCTTTTGGAAGATGATCAAAAAATTTATAATAAGTGGGTAAAAGGCATAGCGAAACAAGAAGCACCCTCCCATGTTATTACGGTAAGTGATATTGTAAATCAATTTAGAAATACCAATACACATGAGGCTATAAAACAACTTCCATATGGAATGGAAAGTCTTTTACAGCAAATAGGTGATATTTTTTCAAAAACATCACAAGTCAGAGCAACTTTAAAGAGTGCAGAGAGAAATCCAGTGGTATTTCAACATAAACATAGAGTAGATGCTGTGAATAGCTTCAACGATAAAATGGATAAAATTCAGCAAATATTATTTTCTTGCACTGTGGAAATGAATAAAATTGTTGAAAATCCAGAAAACGATGATAAGTTATAAGAATGTTAAACGACATTCTGAAGAAAATACTATATAGTTTCGGAATAACCGCGCTTGTTCCAGTTTTAGGTGGACTATTCTGCATGAATTTCGGATTCAATTTTTGGATCACATCTTCTTTTTTATTTTTACTACAAATTGTTGGTTTTTATTTCTATGGAGAGCATGTAAAAAGAAAAAACGCATTCATTCAGGCAAAGTTGGAATTGGATGCAATAGCTGAACTTAGAAAAATATCAGTAGATGTTGTTTGCCCATGCGATAAGAAAGCTCAAACGACTATTCCATTGGATATGAATACTGATAATTCTTACATTTGTTCTCAATGTACTAAAAAAGTAGGAGTTATTCTTGATGTGAAAACCGTACTAAAGACAGAACCAATTCAGGAAGATCCGCTCAGAAATCCACAAATAATTAGAAATGTGGAAGAAGCATTAAAAGATCCAAAACACAATGATCGAATTTAATGAAATAAAAAATTCTGGAATTTCTCCCGAAAACACCGAATCGAATCTACCAGATTCAAAAGCGGTTAAATTGTTTTTTGAATCTAAATTCAAAAAAAATGTAGATCAATACATGATATACAAGAAAAATCAATTTAATAATCCAAATAAGGAAATATTGATGGATTTTTTAAGTAAATTTGAAAGCTTCTTCAAAAGTGAAAATATGAAGGAAGAGAATGACCAAATTATAGATCTAGCCTTTCAGAATATAAAGAACTCTTTTAAAATATTGGAAGAGAGTAAAAAAAATATAGATAACGAAAAAGTCACAGCATTTTTTGTATCTTTCATTATTTCCAAATTTTTGTCTTGACCTCTACTATATATTGGAGCATAATGGGGCTTCAATTATGGAAGAAGAAATCAAAATCACAACAAACAACGGAGTAGAACACAACATGTCAAAAGACACATTTATCAGGTGGCTTTGTCTTTTGGAGATAGTTCAATTGGCAGAAGAAAAAGCAGTTGACCTAAAAGTTGATCTGGAAAACATAGATTGGGTTAAACCTCTCGCTTTCAAGAAATATATTGGAGAGAGATTTAAAGGCATGGAGGTGGATATAGAAGCAGAAGCCCACTCAAGAAAGACTTTTCAAAAAATCAAAATTAATAATATCCACCATACTCCAGAGTATCATTGATAGACATATCAAATACCTTTTCTTTCGATTCGGTGTCTGAATCTTGAGGATAAGACGGGTCTCTTTCTGGAGGAACTGTTAGAGATCCGCTAAGATCTCCATAAAAAGTATCATCATGCACTTGCATGTTTCCTCTTTCTTGTGGAGCATTTTCAAACGAGTTCTCAAAGCGTTTGGCCTTCAAAAGCCAAACGTAATGACCCGCCAAGGGATTGATAGCTGAATTGTCCTCATCACAACGTTCTGTTATTTCGTACATCTTGCCATCACGCTCACCGGGTCTATCCGAACCGTATTCCACTAACTTAAACAAGTCTCCCGATTTTGGTTCGATATTTGGGGGATAATGCACATAAAACGAACTAATATGCAAGTAAGCTGTTACTTGATCATCGGAACGGTATCCAAACTTAGAAAGAACCAATGCGTTTTCAGTTAAAGTGAACAGCATTATCATTTCCCTTGGAGTTTCGAATTGATTCAATGGCATTTCACCATAAGTGTTATCGCCATCTTGAACATTATACAAGTTTCTGTAATATAATATCTTCTGACCGTAAAGATCTATTTGTTCTCTCCAATAATTACTATATAAGGATCTTTCTGCGATATTTTTCTCTTTATCTGTGAACCTCACGGTAGATTGAACATATTCATTGTAATTATCCGGATATGTTCTGATGCAATTTACACCATTATATTTGTCAAAAGTGATCATTTTTTCAATATGAAGGTTTTTGTTGGTTCATTCCAAACAATCATTATTCCGGTATTTCCTAATTTTTTTGGTTCCATTTTGGACACACTGCTTATTCCGTATTTCTTACAAATTTTTCTAAGTTGCACTATATTAAGAGGAACATTTACGGTTGGGTTATTTTTAAGCCTTTCTACCTGTTGAATTAGAGTCATGTCTGGCTTGTGCATATCGGGGACAGTTTGAGCATGTTTTCTCTTAAAAGGGTCTAAAATTATAGACCTTCTATGTCTCATGCCTTTCTTTTTCTTTTGCATAGGCATGAACATGTTCATATATCCCGCATTCCAAGTTTGCTCCAATAGAATCGAGAATGTTTTTTCAAATAGTCCCATGGAACTATTTAGTGAAATTATTCTGCTGCTGGAGGAGCTTCTTTCGGAGCAGCCCCACCTTCAGG